TCAGAGATGATCCAGGGGGGAACATCATACTGCTGAGGAGCAACAGGAAACTTAATAGGGTTCTCGTTCTTGAAGTTATCGTAGCGCATCTTCATGCCTGGGCGCCGCGTGTTGAACCGCTGAGCATCGGTGGCTGAAATGGCATTCTTGTCCCAGAGCATCGGCGGGTTGAGACGGACAGAAGCACTGTCATCTATATTCCTGAGATGCTCGTTGAAGCTATCGCTGATCGAGGCGACTTCGAGAACCAGAGAGAAGCCGAGATAGTTCCAGACCCACTCGTCCATAGAGAAGCTGATGAGAGGGACTTGGCCATGCCACCAGTAGCTTGGCCCGTCGTAGATGATACAGGTCTTGGTGCAGATCAGCAGGCGACGGTTTGGGTAGAGCTGGCAATCAGATCGCTCGGCTTTGCGATAGGTAGTCTGGTCTGTGGTCGTTCGGCCAGCGGGAATGTCACTACCGAGCGAGGGTACTTCGTAGTAGAAGGATGTACCAGGCTGGCCCATTGGTCGAGTCATTCCAGAAGTGTTTATAGAGAAATCATCGATGTAGATATAGTTGACATCAACGGTTGGAAAAGGTGTTTCTTCATCTTCCCGGTTCTTGGGGGAGCCGATGAGATCCATTAAGGTTCGACCTGTCTTGGCCCAGATGGACTGGCCCCGGTCACTGGCTGTTGTGGGCAAGTCTCTATCCGGTGTAATCCTGTGCTGTAGATGAGGCCACTGTCTCCAAGCTACTGTGATGGGCAACTCATCTTTGATGATAACGGCATAGGCTTCTTGGAGGTTGTGGTTACTCGGTAGCTGTATAGGAAGAACATCTCTAGCCCCGTATGACTGGAGAGCAATGTCTCCAACCCCACGACGACGAGCGTTGGACTTCCAGAAGGGACTGAGATAGCCCTTACCGAGAGCGGCTGCATATTGCAGGGCTTCTTTGATAGAAAGATCAACGAACGTATTGTGATACCAATCGTTGGTGAGGTTGTTGAGAATCGTTGTCTGATGCTCCCAGCGGGTCTTGTCGCTGGTTTCAAACATCCAGAAGTCCCTGAGATCGGTGAGAACACTGATCTGTTCGTTGAGAGCACGCTTAACGATGTTGGCCCTGATCTTGGACATTGCACCGCCAGCAGCGGTGTTGCCGGGTAGCTGCTCATTGAGTTGGCCTGAGATGATGTCGATTGCACGGTCGAGTTGACCGAAACCAGGCTGAGTGTTGAGATAAGCAAGTCCTTCGGAAGTAGCTTCGGCTACCCAGCTAAGCCGGTAGGCTTCCGAGGTATCGTCCGGGGGGCAGACGTAGCTGGAATGTTGGGGTTCGCGGTCTGGATTACTTGACATTCAATTAGTCCATACGACGGTAGTTGTGGTGCTCATCCTGATAGGGCTGCCTCTCGCTGCGGTCCATCTCTAGACCTTGAATAAAGCACTCAGGACTGACAGCCGGAACATCAACGTTGTAGCTGCTCTCTATAGCAGCTTCGGCGAAAGCCCGAGCTTCGGGCGACAGGCTGGAGAGCATTGATTCAAGCCGATCCCGGCCAGCTTTGTTCTCCATAGACCTGAAGGCTTTCTCCTGCTCTCGGTTGATCTCGGCATCGGCTTTCATTCGCTCAGAGTATTGACGGCGGAACTGGCTATATTCGTTCATCGTCCTGATCTCTTTACGAACGAAGCCTCGGGGGTGCCGGGTGTCTTCTGCGGTTGCGGCTACAAAGATTTCACCGTCAGAAGGCCGCTCGTAGTAGACGAAGGGCTGGCTGTTTTGGGCGTTGTGGCCCCGACCTGTCAAGGCTCTATGTGCTTTTAGCTTACATTGGCTACAGTCGATAACAAAGGCATCCTGCCAAGCCAGCTTCTTCGTCTGGTGGCCTTTCTTGCAGATGAACAAGCGTTCTTTCATTTGCATAGTTGGCCCCTCTGCATCTCTCCATAGGTTCCCTTATTAGGATGCTGGGGACACCGTTTTACTTCACGTCTATTGATCTGATACCCCAACCGTTCATAGGCCAACACCCTTGGGTCATTGGGGGCTAGAATAAGCATTGGATGATCCTGCTCGCCTTCTAACTCTTTACAGATACAGTTTGGCATCGCTGGCTATTCTCGCACCGATGTTGCTGAAAGTCTACGAGGATTTAATCGAAGCCGTGCTTCCTTGCTGCCTCGAAGCACCTTTGCGTGACAGCTTGAGCATATTTTCAAGCCTTCGATCCGGGGCCGACGAAGACAGAGTAGACAGAAAACCTGCTCAGTTTGCCTCCTGAGTGCAGGCTTATTCATGACTCATCCCCCAAAGCGGATCATCATCGAGGGTCTTAACCAACCCACTGTAGACCCCATCATCCGGCTGCTGCTCTATCACAGGCTGCAACGTGGGCAGGCTGAAATCAAACATATGCTCCCCGCCTTTCCACCTTGATTCCCAATCTTCAAGCTGCTTCTTCGCTTGCTCTCTGGCCTGCGACGAGAAGACATCCTCGTCGCCTTGAACGACGGACTTCCAGACGTGGAGGCAGAAGAAAGCAATGCCTGCGCCCATGTAGCGATCATCGTGGCCCCCGGTATCGGCCCTGATGGATTGCTGGAACTCATCCTTTGATAGCGTCCGAAGCTCCTGAATCAACCACGGCGAGTTGATCTTGAAGTTGCAATCCCTGATAGCTTGGTTCGTTCTATCGATCAGCATTGGCCGGGACCAGCTATTGGTAAACCAGCCCAGCTTGTGAACCCTCGTGCGCTTCATGTTATCGTAGCGTTCCCAGCGATGAAAATTCGACCAGCCCTGCTTACGCATTTCGAGCTGGGTTGTCTCACCGTTGCCGGCGCACTCAATCGCCACGAGAGGCTGCTCCATTTGATCTGTGTAGCAAGATGAGTAGAAGGCACTGATGCACATGCAGATCGGGGTTAGGTCGATGGAGTTGACGTAGGCATTAGCGAACTCTGCTACCTGCACAGCAGGGTTGATAATAGAGCCTTCCTTGACTACCTCAATGGTAGAGCGGTCTTGGCCGAGGCCGTAGCTGGTATCGACGCCGACGCCGTACTTCGCCCCCTTCAAGGGGGGCTCCCAGATGAACACTCGGTTCTCCCAAGAGCAGCTTGGATAACCATCGTAGGTCAGTGGTCGCAGGGTGAAGTGAAGCGTGGCTTCGCCAGTGAACCAGGTTAGCTCTATTGGCTTTCTGCTGAGATCAAAGTCTCGGCGCTCTGGCCAGAGTCTTCTAGGCAACAGGTTCGACTCAATACCGAAGCAACCCCACGGCGCCGACCTCTGGTCGTTCAGCATCTCTATAGTTTCAACGTCGAACACTGTTAGATTGGTAGTCTGGAATGCCTCAAGCGGATCAGCAGGCATCTCTTGTAGGAACAGGTTCAGGGCTTTCTTGCGGACCATCTCGGAGCGGTAGCATTCCCAGAACCATGTTTGATCCAAAGGCATCTCCCAGTCGTCTCCGAGGAACTTCCTCACAAGAGCATTAGTAGCTACATACTTCTTCGCTCGTTCTGCGTGCTGAGAGCCCTTTGCAGTCGGAGTCCAGTCAGCAGGGATAGGATGGTCGTTCTTCCATGTCTGCGTAGGCCAGACATCGGTGCCGATGAACCAGGGCAGGAAGATCGGCCTGAACGTTGAAGTTCCGTCGTCGTAGCCTTCACTCGAAATATCCCAAGTCTGATGCCACCAGTCATGCATTCCAGCGGCGGTGGATTCGAGGATAACGAAGGTTCTGGGGTTGGGATGGATCGAGGGCATTAGCGAGGCATCGATCAGTTCTTTGGGATCACCTACCCACTCCGGGATCTCACTATTTTTCACGCAGCATTGAATGGTACAAAAGTCATGTTCGGGGGCATCTACCTCAATGTCATAGAAGGTTTCAGAGAATCCCTGCTCGTTGCGCTTCACTTGAACGTAAATAGATTTCCTATCATCTGACCACTTCCAATGCTTAGCTTTTGTAGCACTAAAAGATGTCCAACCAAAGCATTCTCTTACTGTCTGACTAACATCACCGGCAATCAAGAGCGTCCATATCTCTTTGCAGTTTCTCCCATAATAAAATCCCTCTTTTCTCTTATATAGAGATGTCCAGCCAAACCCCAAAGAAGCAATAAGATCCCGTAACTGGATCAACAATGGAGGGCATATAGAACTAACATATATCTCATTGGAGGTAGTACGCAGATGCCCATCCCCTTCGAGATAGCCTTGCAGCAACCCCACACAAAACTCATAGCCTGTATCCCATACCCAGTCTGGAATTGATTTGTTCATGGTGCGGCCAAAACTTCTAGCAAGCCATCTGGCCAGCCCTGAACTGTAGATGACTAAGTGTGAGGTTTTTCCATGTAGCTTACGGCTTCGTACCGGAGCCAAAGCTCCGATCGCATCTTGCAGCTTACAGGAGAATCGCTCAACTTCCTTGTCATGAACAGCAAACACCACCCTATCAAAAGGCTCATCAGCCTTTAGCTTATTGTTTTGGTTTATGCTTCCTTCTGCTAGGTACAGTCCACAAAGCCAACCCAGCTCCCTATCCAACTCAAGATCTATAGTAATCTCTGGCCTATCCTTGATCTTATTGTCTCCTCCGGCTAATCGAGATTGAAAAGATATTTCAGAGATTCCACTGAGCAGGGGCTTAATTGGATGAACTACATAGCTTCCTTTTTCTATACAGTCGGCGGCCACAAATCCATCAGGCGTCAATACTGGATGATCCTCGGTAGAACTGAGGGGTAGAGGATTTCCCCATAAATAGATTTCTCTAGTAGCCTCGTTCTGCCGGGAGCTTTTAACCAACCTTTTCACCGGCGCTAACAGTCCTCGGGAAGTTATGACACTATCGCCTTCTGTAATTTCCGATACCGGAATCAACCGTCCCTCGGCTGTGTGAATAAGGGTCTGAGGCGCTAAGCATAGATGACAAATATCCGGTGTCTCTCCACGGGCTATGCCCGTCATCTTTGCGCCATGCTGCATGGTGATTGCACTGTTTAATTCGGGGAACTCCAATAACATTTCACCTGATTCGTAGGGGCCTTTCATGATAGGCATCAACCAGTAGGGTTCAAGCTCGTAGCAGAGTGTAATAATCCCTCCCATCTTCTCAGTTTTGGCAGGAGTGGACGATCCAATCAGGGCATTCACATTAGAATAAAATTGGGCTCTATGCGCGATAGCTAATTCATCGAGCGTTGACATCCCTAATTGGCGAGCCTTCAGTTGCTGGCACATAATTGCCGAGTTCCGAGCTTCGAGTTCAGCCCATACATCGAGCACCATCTGCCAAGCAACTGTCATACTGGGGCGGACAATGCGTTCGGTGTCACTCAGCAGGGTTGACTTCACTTTAACGTAGCGTTCCAGCCAGTAACGAAAGTCATACTTGCAGAGCACTCGCTCACTGCGAATGTAGTCCATCTCGGGTTGGCTGAAACGGAAGTCAGCCGGGAGTTCTCCGGTGTCCCGGTCGAGAAAGGAGTTGAAGTGGTCAACGTAGAACTCCGACTCAGCAACGGAGCGCCGGACTAGCGGGAAGTCCAGCTTGGATTGAAGGCGGTCTAGGGTCTGCTTCGTTATGAGGGGGCTATACATTTGCTCAAGGGGAAACCGCAGTTCGTTGAGTAGGATCGGCTTGAAACTTCTTCGACCAATCTAACGCTTCCTGTGCTTTATCAATACATGATATATGGTCGAAAATGTCACCAAAACCCAAACCGCAATAGCTGCAAGTTCCATCGACCTCCACTGAGATGGGTAGTCCTGATGCCCCTATTATGATTTCACCCATCAGCTTTGCCCTAAATGCTTGAACGGTAGAACCCCGGCTTGGACGATAGAGTTGTCAACGACCGGATGCACTCCGTAGCTCGACTGAACCTGAGTAACGTGACACCTGAACGCCGCGCCGCACCGCGGACAGGTGAAGGTTTCCATGTGGTAGATGACCACGGCTGAGATTGGGGTGTTGACGATCTCGGCTGTAGGCATCAAGGCTTGAAATGCCTGCCCACAAGTAGCATCAGGACAGGTATATGAGAAGCTGTTCTCAGGCGTTAGGATTGGAACTGACATTGGCTTTCTCCTTCCTCTGCGCTTCGGCATTTCGCCGCTTCTGCATCTTAGCCAGATCATCTATAGGCATACGTAGCTCCATGACACAACCCGGGTCTTGCTTGCTATCCCTAAACACCAAGGGAATCATCACCATCAACCTAACAAACTTTCCCCTGCGCTTGTACTCTACCAAGACTGCATCGGGGCAATCTCGTATAGGGTCCGTCAATGTAAAAGCCGCCAATGAACGGCCCAACTGGTTAGCCAGCCCCTTGGGACTTTGGCTTTTAGCCTTCGGCATGAACAGCCTCTTTCTCTTTCACAATGAACGGAACATCAATAGGCTCAGCCGTCGTCGCTGGTAGTTGCCGGAACGCTTCATCTGTTTCTTCCATCGTCTCAACGAACGAAGGCAAACCTCTTTCTATAGCACTGGCTGCTGCCGCACTCTGAGCGTTCGCTTGAGCGTGGACGTTGACGATGGTTCCCTTCGACGGTAGCGGAGCGTGGCCCCAGGTCTGTAACCACTGCCGAGCTTCCTCGGGATCGGCCAACGCTCTCTCTAGGCTGGCCTTGATGATCGGGAACTTCGCTGCGTTGATGATGAGCCCAGTAGCGTTGCCACCAAGCGATGTAACCGAGCCCACAACCCACATCAGGAACTCCCACCGCTCGACCTGATGCTCGTCGCAGAACCGCTCTAGGTCCAGATCAGCTCGCTGTTCGACGGTCATCATTCTATAAGCATCACAGAGCCTATCCAGCCTCTCATCCCGCTTTGCCCTCGGCAGGTAGCCGAGCATGATGAAAGCATGGTCTACCCCGGCGCCAAGCGACATCTCAAGGACTTCCCTGATGCCAGCCGGCGTGGTCAGCTTCAGGGGATCGCTGACTGGGGCTGGCTTGGGTTTAGCCCTAGACGCTCTCGGCTTCCTTTTCTTCCTGGATTGCGTGGTTGTAGGCATCGTCAAAGCTGAAGTAGCGGCCTTCCAGCAGAAGCTCAGTTGCTCTCTCCTCTAGCTGGGCCTGCCGCTGTGGATCGTAGAAGCTGACGGCCCCCAGTTCAGGCTCTTCGTCACTTGGCTTCCTTGGAGGCAGCCTGAGAGAC